AGCATAAACATTGTTAAAGCTGCTCGGTATACTAGTTGGATCACTTGATAGATAGAGGAAAAGTTGTATTGAGCCGCTTGTTAGAGTACAAATAGCATTACCTGTCATATTAAACATATAAATTCCGACAGGTACATTTGATATTGTACCGATACTGGCTGCAACGTATGTTGGAGTTGGAGATTGAGTTGATAAATTTACTGAATAACTAGATAAACTACTATATCCTAAACTATATCCAATATTGGCAGGTGTTAAAGTAGGTAATGATGAATAACCTAATGCAACGGTTCCAGTAGTAAGAGTATTACCATTTGTGTTTCCTTGAGATGTTTGGAGTTCCTCTATCATATTACCAAACATATTACCAATATCTTGCTCTAAAGAAACATAATAAGCTGTATTAATTGCGTTATTAACAGTTACTAAATTTTGACCACTACTTGACATTGAAACCGAAATAAAATTACTAATAGGGGCAGCGCCTGTAAAAGGAATTTGTGTCCAACTATCGCTAGTACCATAATTTTGAGATATCCAAACTGCACCATATTGAGAAGCTGCTGCAATAGTTTGTCCGCTACTTGAAGACACAATTGAGTTCCAGGATGGAGTATTAGGATCTGTCCATTGCGTTATACCCGTCCAATTACCTCCAAAATTAGTTGATATATACATATTAGTAGCTGTTGTACTTGAAGATGATAATGCTAACACTTGACCACTACTAGATGATGTAATAGACGTCCATGGAATTGCGGTTGAAGGTAATCCTGAACTACCTGGTGTTACTTGTGACCAAGAATTACCATAATTACTTGATATATACACAACTCCATTTGAACTATTAGCTGTTGATGCACATACTGCTAAGTATTGACCACTACTAGAAGAAGTAATACCAGTCCAATTAATAGTAGCTGGTAGTTGTCCTGCTGATGTTCCAGTTGGTGCTTGATACCAACTTGTGCCATAATTTTGTGATATATATACATATCCTCCTGTAGATGAAGAATATTCTGCGCAAATTACTAAATTTTGACCATTACTTGATGATGTGATGGATGACCATGATGTATTAGCAGGTAGTTGACCTGCCGATGAACCAGTTGATACTTGGTTCCAAGTTGCTCCGTAGTTTTCTGATGTGTAAACTGTACCATTTTGATTTGATGTATTATCTGAACAAATTACAATATATTGACCACTACTTGAACATGTAATAGCAGACCAGGTTAAAACAGGAGAAGTAGGAAGAGTAGGAGTAAAAGATCCAGTAGGCACTAGAGTAAAATTATGAGCAAAATTATTTGAAACATACACATTTCCAGTAGAAGCTACTGCAACAACATATTGACCACTACTAGATGACGATACAGCTGTCCATGTATCTGATGTAGTAGCTGTTGTCCAAGTACCAGAACTTGGTGTAACATTATAATTAACGTTGTAGGGATTTGAACTAGGTGTAGGTGGAAAAGGCATACTATATAGTATTTAAACAAAATATTTTATAATATTTTCGTTACTTCGTTATAAAAGGTTTGGTTCCACCTTAAAAAAATTGAATTATTTTATTCCTAAATCTATTTAAAAACATATCTACGTATTATATATCTTAGACAATGATCATTCCTATTAAATGTTTTACATGCGGTACCGTTTTAGCCGACAAATACCGCTATTATTGTGAAGAAGTGAGAAAGCGCAAGATGACTAGAGATTTGCACGTAGAAAAGGTGATTTATTTAACGCAGGAATTCAGCCAAAAGACGCCTGAAGGTGAAGTTTTAGACGAACTTGGACTAAAGAAGATGTGTTGCAGACGCCATATGCTGACGCACGTAGACGTTGAATAATACCTTTTGGGAAAAGGTATTGCCAAAACCCCTATGCGGAGAACCAAACTTCCTATAATCCACGTTTCCAAACGCAGAGCCAAATTTTGTACATTAATTTGTAATAACTTTATTTTTTAACCTTCTTTAAATATGGTTTAAATATATGTTTGGCTCCGCAACGCCAGTCCCTTTGGACCTTTCCAAATGTGGAAAAAAGGTGGATAGGACAAATTTTTTATCCTATTAATATATAAATGCCGCGTAAGTATACTAGACACAGAAAATCAAGAAAAGCCTCTAAATCTAGGAAACAAAAAATGTATGTGATGAAAGGTTGTTCTAAAAACACGCGTAGAAACAAACGGGCTTTAGTAAACACGAATTGCCCTAAATGTGGTCCCAATTGTATGTGTGGACCTAGTTGCAACTGCCCTCATAAGTGCCCTGGAAATTGTTACTTGAATAGACCTATGAAAGGAATGAAAGGAGGCAAAGGTTGTGGATCGTGTGGATGTCCTATTGCTCCCTTATCCTTTAAGGATACCACTAAGGGTATATATGGTGGTGCAAAATTTATTCCTCTTAATAATATCCCACCCGCACAAAATCCTTTGCCGCTAAATAAGGCGCCTTTAGGAGCTAGTGGGCAAATAGGTGGCTCTGGCCTAATAGGTGGCTCTGGCCTAATAGGTGGCGATAGCCTAATAGGTGGCAGTTGCGGTAGCTGTGGTTTAGCACCTCCATCCGTAGCTTCCATAAATGCACCTCTTACTGGTGGTGGATTTTACAAGCCCGCAGGACCTATTCCCGGTCCCATTGTAGGCAAAGCATGGTCGGCACCTGTTAGCAAATGGCCTGGTGTAAACGGCGTAGGTGGTGACCGTAATTACTTGGTAAGTTATGATACTACCAAAAATAACATAGTAAACAATGATCCTCAGCAACAAATGGCATTCTCAGATGTCGATGCGGGCTACAAGACGTTAAGCAGTATGGTCGGTGGATACAAATACGATAATAGAAGAAAATCACGCGCAAGAAGAGGTGGAGGCCTTATTCCACAGGACTTGGTTAATTTAGGACAAGACGTTACTTATAATTTTAAAAGCGCATACAATGCTCTCAATGGGTTTCCTGCTCCCGTAAATCCGTTGCCGTATAAAGATCAGTTACAGCATTCGATAAATGATAATCGCATCTTCCTTTAATTCGCATCTTCCTTTAATTCGCATCTTCCTTTAATTCGCATCTTCCTTTAATTCGCATCTTCCTTTAATTCGCATCTTCCCATAAATATCATTTTTTTTCTAAATATATAACATAATATGGCTTTTCCGACTAAATTAAGTCAATTGTGTACGCCTTCTTATGTGTACTTTATTATTTCTGTTTTGGCAATCGTGATTGCCGCCGTTCAAAATATGGGCAACAACAAGAGATACAATTTAGGAATGTTTTCTTGCAATGTTCCTAGTTGCATTGCTGTTTTTGTGATCAAGGCTATTTACATCCTATTCTGGACTTGGATCTTGAACTTGATGTGCAAGGATGGTCACACGGGTATTGCCTGGTTCTTAGTTTTGTTGCCATTCGTTCTTTTGTTTGTCATTCTAGGTTTAGTCATGATGTATCAAAAGAAGAGCAAGAAATCCAAGAAATAAATATGATTAACTAATAACTAATACTTAAACATAAAGTGAAATAATAGATACAATGATACGATTGTATTTATTATTTGGTGTCATTAATAGTGAAAAAATAATCAAAAACGGACATCTACCCAGTTGTAAAAATTGTGTCTATTATAAACCAAGTATATTAAATGGCGACTTTACTTCTCCATTCAATAAATGTCTTAAATTTGGAGAAAAAAACATAATAACAGACGAGATTACCTATACTTATGCGGATGCATGTCGTAGGGATGAGAACAAATGTGGAGAACTTGGTATTTATTTTGAGAAGGATAGATGGATAAAGCTTAAACTATTAAGGTATAAGATTGTAACTAACTTGCCTGCTATACTAATTCTAGTAACGATTATTCTTTCGATTAGGAAAGGAATATTATAAGGGTATTATGAAAGTATTATAAAAGTATTATGATATGTATTCAACACATATTTTATATGCATTATATATAAAATATGAATAAAACGCAGTGTATAATTTGTTTACTTGTTTTGTTAGTAGTTATTCTTTCTATGGGTCTTATGTTTAAAAATGATTATAAGGAAACATTTATAAATGGTACTGGTTTAGGATATATAGGACACGAATTAAAGAAACCAATGGCTCCAGTACCGACGCGAAGAAATGGTAACATCGGATATGAAGGACTAGGTTACCTTCGTTTAGCTAAACCACCGCGTAATTATCAGGTGCAGTCGGATGATCAACCGCTATCATATGGGTTTCCAAAATTTATGTAACAAATAGTTCTTATCCTTATCCGAACAACGTATATTTGGCTGCATACATTCCAAACAATATCAAAACCATGCCTACATAGTCATCGACAGTCGTAGGCAACTTCAACCAGAATGTATTAGACCATAATTGTGCTAAGAAATCAAATACATAGGATGATAAGGAAATCTGAGCAGCAGATAAAAATGTGTTACCAATACGGTTAGCAGGGATCAAGAACATCCATTCAATGGAGGCCCAAAATTCAGACGATAATATTTTAGCTAAAATACCTGCATCTTTCATACTTGGTGTCGTTTGTGTGAAAAGAGCAAAGTCCATGGTTAAGCCGATCATAATATTTAGAAATAACCATAAGAAAAATGTTAAAATGAAGTGCATATATATATATACTTTTAAGAAAAGTATAGCAAAATACAACTTTTAAGAAAAGTATACAATTTTAAGAAAAGCATAGCAAAATACACTTTTAAGAAAAGTATACAATTTTTAAGAAAAGCATATACTTTTCTTAAAAGTATAATATATATGGATACTACTAAATTACCGTACTACGCATTATTCTTATTTCTATTTATTGTTGCCCAAAGTTTGTCCATGTGGGGTCAATATGTAACCCTACCATTTAAAAATTTATCCATGTGGGAGGCATATAAGATGGCTATACCGTTTGCCTGGTTGGATTGGGTTGTCATGACTTTTGTTGTTATGGTCGGCGATAAATATGATTTAGTAACGCCAACTCAGGATACCTTTTTACTTATTATTATACAATTTTGTTTGATCTTATTAATCAATCAATTCTATTTGAAGCAAAAGGTTACCAGAAGCGATATTATTGCTTTCTTCATTATTTTGTTTGGTTTTTTTGTTAGTTTCTTGCATTTAATTTCTAAATGGTTTAAAATTCCTATTCCTGCAGGACATACTACTGAGAAAAAACAGGAGACATATCCAAATATAAGTCCTGATATAAATCCATTAGAATTAAAAGAATTGGAGGAGACAGATGAGTATGACGCACGATAGAATAATTATATACTATTTATGATTATAATTACGTTTATAAGCCAATTTATAAAAAAATTGATTTGTTATAAATTACAATATGGTAAATAAAAGTATAATAGAATGATCCGCGCCAGCAGATTTCAACGAACTGTGCAACAGCAATCTCAATCACGATTTTTTGGTAAAATACACCCATCTCTCAATCTAATAAGTCCCGGCACTACCCAAATAATCCCAAGACTGCAAAATGAACCGAATGCGGATTTAACAGTTATACCAATTGATAAATCTGAATTCGATAATTTATCTTGTGATAAATGTCCGATCTGCATTGACCACCATACAAACGGTGAAACAGTAATTACAGATTGTAATCACAGATTTGGATTTGTATGTTGGAATACTTGGATGGGCAATCCAAACAGCAATCGTTGTTGTCCTACCTGTCGTAAATTTATGCCCGGGACAGCTACATTTATCATAAGATAATTAAACATATAAAATTATAATAATATTGGATTAATATATATGTCAAATATTATTAAGGTAAAGAATGGATTAAGATATGATCTGAATGGTTGGGTCTATATTTCTATTCAAGGTGGACCTTTAGAAAGAGGCTATGCTTATGGAAAGCTTATTGCAAAAGATATGAAAACTATTATGAAAACCATTCGTTTTGTCATTTATAATGATTATGGTGTGGAATGGGATTTTTTCATTGAAAGTTGCAAGCGCTATTACAGTCCCAAGATTAAAGAAGCTTTCCCAGAGTTTTATGAAGAAATGGAAGGTTTTGCAAAAGGAGCCGGTATGTTACTTGATGAAGTGGTTGCCTGGAATAATTACTTCACATTGACGGAAAGTTTCTGGTCGAATTTACCCGAAGAAGAAAATATTGCAATTCATGGTACAGTCAATGCAAATGCAAGATCTAAAGAGGGTGGTGGTAGCGGACAGCAAGAGAGATGTAGTGCATTTATCGCTACCGGTGATTGGACTAAAGATGGTAAAATAGTAGTAGCTCACAATAATTTTTCGAATTTTGTGGATGGACAATTTGCCAAATATGTGGTCGATTTAAAACCGATAAATGGAAACCGTATTTTGATGATGGGTTTTGCTGGTTGGATTTGGTCAGGAACGGATTTTTTCGTGACAAGTGCTGGTATTATTGGTACAGAAACGACGATTGGTGGTTTCATCGCTTATGAAAATAATATGCCTATTTCCTGTCGCATTCGCAATGCTATGCAGTATGGCAAAAATCTGGATGATTACGAGCGCATGCTATTAGATGGTAATTCAGGTGATTATGCGAATTCTTGGCTATTTGGCGACACAAACACAAATGAAATCATGCGTATTGAACTCGGGTTACGGTTTCATAACACTGAACGCACAAAGAACGGATATTTCATTGGTTTTAATGCACCTTATGATCCACGCATTCGCAATTTGGAGTGTGTAAATACTGGGTTTGACGATATCAGGAGACATCAAGGAGCCAGACGGGTGCGTCTCGCGGACTTGATGGATCAATTCAAAGGTTCGCTAGATGTTTACGTTGCCCAGCAAATCATTTCGGATCATTATGATGTGTATTTAAATAAGGAAAATCCTTGTTCGAGAACTTGCTGCAGTCATTATGAATTGGATGCACGTGAGTACATGTCAGATCCGTCTAGACCCAAGCCATTTCAACCGCGTGGAGCACTTGATGGAAATGTTTGCGACACGACGATGGCCAAAAATATGTCCTTTTCTTTGCGCTGGGGTAATTCATGTGGTACTCCGTTTATAAAAGATAAATTTTGTGATGAAAACAGAGAATGGGCATATTTGCAGCCGTATTTGGAAGACAGACCGCAACAACCTTGGACTACATTTAGCATCACAAACAAAAACATATATACCAAAAATAGAACTAGATCGCAGAAAAAAAGTCGACTTTTGAAGGCAAAAGCGAGGTCTTTGAGAAGATAAGTTAGGAAAAATATGATAACAATTATAATTTCTGAGCTGTGATCATTTATGGTCTGATTGTCTGCATTATTATTTTGGTGAATATTTTAAGGGATCATGGATTTTTTGTATAAAAGTCGAGGGGGTTTTGGAAAATGGACATTTTTAAAAATGTCCAAAAATGAAAAGGGCGAAAAAGTCTTGAAAATTGTGTTGCAAAAGTGGTTTCTGATGATAATGGTTTGAGTGACAGAAAAAATAATTCTTGATTTGTTACGATATCTTTTTTTATTTTTTTGCAAAATTGTTTAGGCAGAATTTTCTGTTGTCAATATATGACAACTTTTGACAACAATTTGTCGGAAAAAATCTGCCCAAAATATATATGTGAAACATGTGACTATAAAACGTTTAAGAAAAGTAGTTTTAAAACTCATATTGAGAGCAAAAAACATAAAAAAATGATTTTGACAACAAATGACAACGAAAATTACGCCACAATCTGCCCAAAGCAATATACGTGTAAAAATTGTGAAAAAATATATAAAGATAGGGCAGGACTTTGGCGTCACACAAAGAAATGCAAACCTCTAGATTTTGAAAGCATAGATGCCGTCACATTGCTTCATATGGAAAACAAAGAAATCATCGAGCTTCTAAAAAAACAAATAACCGAAAATAGCGAATTATACAAACAATTAAAGTCGCAAAATGAGACTATTAACGAATTGGCCAGTAAAGTAAGTGCCCAAACAATTAATAATATTAACAATAAAACATTTAATCTGAACCTATTTTTAAACGAGACATGCAAAGATGCATTAAATATCAGCGACTTTGTCAATTCAATCAAAGTCGAATTATCTGATCTTGAGAATACTGGTCGACTAGGGTATGTCGAAGGTATATCAAAAATATTTATAAATGGGTTAAATGATCTAGATACACATCAGAGACCGATACATTGTTCGGATTTTAAACGGGAGGTACTTTATATTAAAGATGATAATCAATGGTCAAAAGAAGACGAGAATAAACCAGTATTGCAAAGCGCCATCAAACAAATCGCCAATAAAAATATTAGACAAATACCAGAGTGGGTTAAATGCAATCCAGATTGTTTCGACGCCAATGCAAAATCGAATGATAAGTACTTGAAAATCGTATCCAACTCCATGTCAGGGGCGTCCAAAGAGGAACAAGATAAAAATATACATTTAATTATCAAAAATTTGGCCAAAGAAGTTGTAATTCAAAAATAATTATTTAAAGTTATAAATAATTATTTAATTATGAAGGTGTTTTATCGTTTTAATGATAGAGATAATAACAAAGTAAAAGAGCCGTATGTAACCAAACTAGGTACACTGACACATTTTTTGCATGTATTTCAAGGTTATACTATTTTTATCGTTGCAGACAATATTCAAGATAGTACCTATGAGTATTTGAAAACATTGATTTCTGAAAAAAACATACTTAGAACAAATTTAGGTGCACACAAGGCGTTTTTATTTTCTATTTATTATGCTCTCAGTAATTTTAATGAAACCGATAAGATTTATTTTGCAGAAGATGATTATATTTATACTAGAGATGCTCCCCGTATATTAGAAGATGGTTTAGATATATCCGATTATGTAAGTGGCTATGATCATCCAGATAAATATGTAAATTATAAGGAGGGAGGAGATAATCCTTTTATTGAAGAAGGCGGAGAAGCAACAAGGGTAATTATCAGTAAGTCAAGACACTGGAAACTAACAAATAGTTGTTGCCATACATTTGGAACAAAAATGAGTTTGTTAAAATTAGACCTGGATGTTTTCAAAAAATATGCAGATGATTTTCCAACATGGAGAGAGTTGATCACATGTAGAAACAGGAAACTGATATCGTGTATACCAGCAGTGTCTACTCATTGTGAAACAAAATATCTGTCTCCATTTATAGATTGGAAAAAAGAGTATACTCTAAATCGTTGATCAATTTTACAATATTGAAATCTACAATATTCAAGTGTAGAAAATAACATTATGAAAAATAACATTATAAAAAAATAACATTATATTAATATAATGGATACAATTGCTTGGAATTTAATTGACAAATATTTTAAAGATAATCCATATAATTTAGTTGCACATCATTTAGACTCATATAATGACTTTTTTAGTAAAGGTATTTTCCAGATCTTCAGAGAAAATAATCCTATCCGCTTCATTGAACGTGAAGTAGACAGCCTCACAACAAAATCAACTGCCTCTTTTGTTAATCCAAAAGAATGCCTTTTATACTTAGGAGGTAAAACCGGTGAAAAAATATATTTTGGAAAACCCATTATTTATGACGAGAATGAATTTGAAAAACCATATCCACATTATATGTATCCAAATGATGCAAGACTGCGCAATATGACTTATGGTATTACTATTCATTACGATATTGATGTAGAATTTATCGACTACGAAGGAAACGACAAGATACAAGTGGCTAAAACATATGAGAAAATATTTTTGGGTCGTTTTCCTATTATGCTTCAGTCTAACTTGTGTATTTTAAGAGGTTTAAGTACAGAAGCTCGTTTCAATATGGGTGAATGCCGAAATGATTATGGCGGTTATTTTATTATCAATGGTAAAGAGAAGGTGATTTTAAGTCAGGAAAAGTTTGCAGATAATATGCTTTATGTCAGAAAATACAAACCAGATGAGTTATACAGTTTTTCTTGCGAAGTACACTCTGTTTCTGAAGACAGTTCCAAACCTATTCGTTACACATCTGCGAAAATTGTAGCTCCTGATGCGACTTATACTAACAACCAAATCGTTATAGATGTTCCCAATGTAAAAAAACCAATTCCCCTTTTTATTTTGATGCGCGCATTAGGTGTCATTTCGGATAAATCCATTATTGAATATTGTTTGCTAGATTTAAAAGCTAATTCCAATATGGTTGACTTATTTATTCCATCAGTACATGACGCTAATACTATTTTTACACAACAAATCGCCCTAGAATTTATAGCGAAATTCACTAAAAGACAAACGGTGTCTGCAGTGCAGGATATTTTAATGAATTATTTTTTACCACATGTAGGAGAGGATAATTTTTTAAATAAGGCATATTTTATTGGTTTCATGGTCAACAAGTTGTTGCGCGTTTATATGGGTCGAGAAGCGCCTACCGATCGAGACAATTTCAAATTCAAACGCATAGAAACATCTGGTTCGCTTATTTACGATTTATTCCGTGAATATTATTTGATCCAAAATCGTAACATATTCTTAAAAATGGATAAGGAATTTTATTATCATCCAGGAAAATATCGTTCCAATTTTGTTAGTTTAGTGGAGGATAATTTGAAGGAATTTTTTAAAGAGCGATTAGTGGAAGATGGCTTCAAAAAGGGCTTCAAAGGTAATTGGGGTGCCGATGCAAATACGAAACGACTTGGATTAGTCCAAGATTTAAATCGTTTGTCCTGGTTTACACATATTTCTCATTTAAGAAAAATCAATTTGCCGCTTGATCCTACAGCTAAAGTCGTGGGTCCTCATTTGCTTCATAGTACTCAGTGGGGATTGATAGATCCGGTGGATACGCCAGATGGTGGAAATGTCGGATTGCACAAGCACATGTCTATTAGCACAGCAGTAACAAATGGTTTCTCCTCGTTTCCTTTAATCAAATGGTTGAGAGCCAATACACCTCTAAAATTGTTAACAGAATGTGATCCAAATGCAGTTGCAACCAGTACAAAAGTATTTGTAAATGGTAACTGGGTAGGTGTTATAGATAACCCAATACATACAACAAATATGATTAAATTATTCCGTAGAAACGGTGTTATTCCAGTGTATACAAGTATTTCTTTTAGTTATGAAAGTAATATTATTTATATTTATACGGATAGTGGGCGTTTAACAAGGCCGATTTTTTATCGCGATCTAAAAATTGATGAAAATGGGAACGTAAGTTATGGTAAAATTTCATATGAACATGGAAATATTGCAGATATAGTTGAGTCAAGAAAATACACGTGGACCCAAGTGATTTCCGGTTTTGAAAAGAAAAACGATGAATTTTTTAATGTGAGAAATAATATATTATACGATGTCAATGATTTGTACCCGGGTCACCGATCGTTAGAGGATATTCTAGAGAGTTTTGAGCGAAACCGCGCAATAGTCGATTACCTCGATACATCGGAAGAAGAGACCTCACTAATTGCAACCTATTATACTGACTTGAAATCGAACAAGTATTACACTCATTGTGAAATAGATCCGTCTCTTATTTTGGGTGTAATGGGAAATTCGATTATTTATCCCGAGGCCAATCAATTGCCGCGTAATGTGTTTTCATGTGGTCAAAGTCGCCAGGCGGTCTCTGTCTATCATTCCAATTCACAAATGCGCATGGATAAGATGGGTGTTTTATTGAATTATGGCCAAACACCATTGGTGAAGTCGAGATATTTGGACTACATTAATCATGAGGAGCAGCCTTATGGTGTGAATGCAATTGTCGCGATCATGTCTTATACGGGTTATAATGTAGAAGACGCTATTCTGATAAATGAGGCATCGGTGAAAAGAGGTATTTTTAGAACCAACTATTATACCACTTATGAAGCAAGAGAAGAAAGTGGCAAAATTTCGGGCAGTTCAGTGAATACGTTTTTTTCCAATATAGAGGCAAAGCCAAATGTATCTGGAATTAAAGAGGGATTTGATTATAGTAAGTTGGATAGTTATGGTTTAGTGAAAGAAAATACACCGATTGATGACCGAGTAGTTTTGATTGGTGAACTAACAACCAATTCGGAAAAGCGCGGACATTATATAGATAATTCCAAGACGACAAAGAAGGGTCAATTGGGATTTGTGGATAAGGCTTTTATGACGGAAGGAGAAGAAGGGTTTCGTATAGCAAAAATCAGAATTAGAGAGGAACGTTTGCCTGCAATTGGTGATAAATTTGCATCTAGAAGTGGTCAAAAGGGTACAATAGGTCTCATTATTCCAGAAGAGGATATGCCTTTTACAGCCGATGGTATAAGACCTGATTTGATTATTAACCCACACGCGCTGCCATCCCGTATGACAATCGGCCAGCTAGTTGAATGTTTGTTAGGTAAGGCATGCACTATTTATGGTGGCTATGGTGACTGCACTGCATTTGCAACAAAAGGTGCAAATTATGATACATATGGTCCCATGTTGACACGAATGGGTTATCATCGTAGCGGTAATCAGATATTGTATAATGGATTTACAGGGGAGCAAATTTATTCGGAAATTTATATTGGTCCTACGTATTATATGCGTTTAAAACACATGGTAAAAGATAAGATAAATTATCGTGCAACAGGAAAGCGAAACTTTTTGACACGCCAAACCAATCAAGGTCGTGCAAACGATGGTGGGTTAAAAATTGGTGAGATGGAACGCGATGGAATAATGGCACATGGGTTGTCTTATTTCTTGAACGAGTCGTACATGGTAAGAGGTGACCAATATTATATGGCGGTATGTAATAAAACGGGTACCATTGCGGTTTACAATCCGGAGAAGAATTTGTTTTTAAGTCCATTTGCAGATGGTCCACTTGTATTTAATAAGAATGTAGAGGGTCAGCAAATACTGGATGCAATCAGTAAATTTGGTAGATCGTTTAGTTTGTTGCGTATTCCTTATGCACTAAAGCTATTGATCCAAGAGTTACAAGTAATGAATATTCAAATGCGTATTATTACAGAGGATAATATTGATCAACTAACAAATTTGTCTTTCCAGTCGAGAAATATAGATAAATTATTGCATATAGATCATGGTGAAACCGGTTCAGTAGAAAGAGATATAAAGGAGATTATCGAGAATTACAAGAAGGAGATGGATGCAAAGATAAATCAAGTCGAATATGAAAAGCGCCAACCATCGAAGAATTTTGTATTTAATCCAAATTTGGAGCCACAATCATTTAAATCGGAAGAACAAGTGCCTGGACAAGCAGAAGCAGTAGTAGGACAAGCAGAAGTACCAGGACAAGTAGAAGGAGAAATACCTGGAGAAGGAGAACCCGGCTCACCCGCATATCCAGAGGTATCTCCGGCTTATGTTCCCAATTCGGAGGAAATTGGTAGCCCGGCATCATCCGACTATGTCCCGGGTATACAGGGGGGAGCTAGTCCGATAGACCCCACCCAAGAGGGCGGAGGCACAATTAATATGTTTGCGGATCCAAGTATGAATGCAGCGTTCAATATGTTAGGAGGAGAGATACAGGCAAAGATGATACCAATGGATGCCGATCAAAGAGAGGTCGTGATGCGCCAAATTATGCTGCAAAGTGGACGAAACCAATTTGGCGGAGAAGCGGCTGCAAGTGCCAATGCAGATGCAAATGTTTCTGTACAAAAAGGAGGAGTACTGAATGAGTACTTTAGTAAATTACCAATTGATAAACAAATGGGTGCATTAAAGGAAGGTTATAATTCGGTATCAAAAGAGTTTGCCAAATTAAGCGGAAATATTGCTAATCCATTAGTAACTATTCAAAAACCAGTTTCAATGCAACAACAACTAACAAGTAAATTGCCTTTACTTGCTGTAGAACAAAAAGGAGGCAAAATAAGTTCTGATAGCAGCTCATCCAGTTCTAGTAGTAGCTCGTCCAGTTCTAGTAGCTCATCCAGTTCTGATAGTAGCTCGATCGAAGGCGGAGGAAATACAACAGTAAAGAAAATAACCTTTGGTTAAAAATATAACCTTTGGTTAAAAAATATATAATTTAAAATTGAAACAAAATAAAATCAATATATACAATTATATTATAGTACAATGGCAAGCCAAAACACCAGTAGTTTAATTTCACAAATCTATAAGTCAAGATTAGTCATTCTTGATTTAATGAAAAAACAGAATTACAATGTTTCAGAATATGAGGGGTTTAGTATTAATGAGATTAATACAATGAAAACAAATAATCAATTAGATATGATTTTGCAAAAAAAGGCAAAAAAAACAACAAAGGTTTCTAGTGGTGAGGAAGCAATAGAAGTAGCAGAAAAGGAGAGGAAGATATACATTCGATATTATTTAGCAAAAGCATTGAGACCAAGCAATTTACAAGAGATGATCGATGACCTCTTTAATGTAGAGGAGGTTTTATCAAAAGACGATACATTAATGATTATAGTGAAGGATGAAATAAATGAAACGCTTGTAAATGCAGTGAAACATATTTGGGAAAGCGACAAAATCTTCATTGTTTTGCAACCATTGAAACGAATACAATTTAATATTTTGGATCATGTGTTAGTTCCACCTCATCGTGTTTTGTCAATAGAAGAAACTATACAAGTTAAAAAGAGATATAATATTATGGACGATTATCAGTTCCCAGACATTTCTCGTTTTGATCCAGTTGCACAGGCAATTGGTATTAGACCCGGAGAAGTGTGTGAAATTATTCGATCAAGTAAGACAGCAGTTTCAGCGCCATATTATAGAATTTGTAGTTAGAAAATAATCTAATTATTATAATAAAAAAGTATAATATAATGGGAACAGAATTTATGCCGCAATCAAAACTAATAGAGGAAAAAATAAATAATATAAATACACAATTTTTTGCTGCTTTAGATGATTTCAAAAAATATTATGTATATTTCAATAAAAACCCTGAAGTAAATGAATTCCAAAATTATTATGCAAATTCAAAAGGCCAGTTGCAAACAATGAGCAAAGATCTATTTTTGACTACGAATAATATAGATAAGAGTATAGAATTATTGAATACGAATATGCAAACAGTTTCTACAAAACTAACAAATGAGAAAAAGTTGAATGTGGAATTAATGAAATTATATAAAGATTTGGAAAATACACAAGAGGGATCGGCCATTTTAATCGACGACTCCAAGACAATTTATAATAATCAATTTTATAGTAATTGTGAGATAATTGTGGGTATTTTGTTAGTTGGTGGTTTATTAGGTACCATTTTTAAGGCAAAAACGCAACAATAATTCAGTAAAATCGTTTATACTTTATTTTTTTTACATAGAGTATAAATATGTTCTCAATAAATAAACATTTTACTTTAGGTCCTTCTTTGCATAAATATATAATGGAAACAACTAACAAATCTATTGAAAATAAACTGAAAAAAGAAAGGGAAGCTATGATAGATAAATTATTTGAAATCAATACTGAGCCAAAAATAAAATCAAATTTTGAAACAAACCCAAATCCGACTAGTTTACTCCTGTTTGTTAGTTTTATTTCATTTTTAGCAGGTTATCATGTTAAAAGAATAACATCTCAGTAAAAATAAATCTATAGATATATATATTATGGATGAGCAAAATGATAAAATACAACAAGCATTAATAAATATAGAAGCTTTACAAAAAGAATATGAAATTACTCTTCAACAATATCAAGAGGCTGTTCAAAATTATATTTCTACTTTGCAAAATACATCATCAAATTCTACAACACAATTCACCGCATTATCTGGACGTTCATGGTGGGGGACCAGTGGACTAAAGGAGGGCCAAGTTGCAGATCAAGCAGAGTGTGAAAATATGTGTGCTGCTTCATCGACATGTACAGGTGCAACATTTAACCCTGTACGTAAGTATTGTTGGTCACGTACAGGTGACGGCACTTTAACAGTTGGCACGGATACAGATATTGCATTAATTCCTCAACAAAAGTCGGATTTAATTGTTATGAAAGGGTTAAATGATAAATTGATTTCTTTGAATGAACGAATGGCGAGTGATTGGAAGGATATAGAACCCGAGATCAAAGTACAAAATGCAAATAAAAACCAAAAACAGGATCAATTGAATAGTACTTATCAAACATTGTTGGAGGAGAAACAGGAAATAGATAAACAATTGGAAGAATATTATTCCATTTATCAAGAAAATGAAGAGCAAGGATTATATGCAAATCAAGAAAATATATCGTATCGTTTTTGGATATTGCTAACAATTTTAGTAATAATTGTTACTTTAAGAAAAATGTTGGGTAAGTCAGTAACCATGTCAGCAATCATTTGGCTATTTATCATATATGCATTAATCATATTTACTTTTACATTAAGTTATCCTGCTGGTTTTGCCATATGGTTGTTAGTTTTATTGGCTATTATTTTAATGAAGACAGGAATTATGCCTAGTCCCTAAAAATAAATACAGAATAAATATAAAATATTAAAAATTTTCTATTTATTTATATTAAAGATGAACAATGATTTACTAAAAATATCGTTAAATCAAGGAAAGCAATTTAAAAATAATCAAAATAAAATAAAACACAAGAATGTTAATAGAAGTGTTAGTTCGTCTAAGAAAGAAGGATTTGTATCCGGTGAGCAAGAAATGATGTTACGTCCAACAGATGACGGATTTCGATCGGTTGTAAACAAACAAGCCCAAACATCTAAATATGTAACCAATACAAATCAATTGGAATTAGATAAATTGAATACTTTATTAGGACAATATAATAGTCTATTTCAACAATACAGTTCTGCACAAAAAACAATAAGTGACAGTAGTTTAGCAACTCTTGGTCGTTTGGGTTCTAATAATCCATATTCGAATAAGAATGTAAGATTTAGCGATGGCACCTTGTGTTACGTTACTAATGAAGGTATTGTTAGACCATATACTAATTTAGACATATTTAAAAATACAGCAGGAAAAAATGGCTGCCCAAAATTAGATGAAATCATGAATATTGATTTTTCTTTTGCTCAATATAATTTTCCTGGTGCTACTGTACCTACTTCTCCGCCATTAATCGTGGGCGACTATATGGTAGAAGGCAATAGTTGTGGAATGGAAGGAAAAAATGTGTATACATCTTCCTTGGTAAAAAATCCTATGGCTACTTATATTGGATGTTACAGTGATAAACCAGCCGATGTTAGTTCAGTAGATGATTCACAAAGAGCTATGATTTGGAACCCTAATACAATTGGTTATACTACATATAATATATGTCAAGATTATGCATTGAATAATGGATATCAATATTTTGGGCTACAAGATTATAAGCCAGATGGAACCGCACAATGTTTAGTATCGAATGATATTGATAGAACAAAATCATATGGAGACGGTTCCATTCAGATTGATACGATGATTGCTATCTGGTCATCCAATACAAATATAGGGGGTAGTCGAATGTCATTATCTGCCGAGAGTGGTATAAATGTATTGAACGGTAATGATATCATTTATTCAAGTAATTTTAATGGGATTGTATTCTATTCTGATTGTGGATTTGCTGGTCAAAAAGCAAATGCTAGTTTGGGTCAACATAATGTAGCGGAAATAGGGTTTCCAAACGATTCATTGAGTTCACTAATCGTTCCAAATAGTTTTGGAATTGTATTATTTAAAGACGATATAGGAACAGAACCTAGTTTATCTTTAGGAGCCGGTCAATATCCATGTCTAGTTGATAATGGTTGGAATGATTTGGTTTCTAATTACACAGCCTATTTTACAGGAAATTGTTATTTATTATTACAAGATGATGGAAATGTAGTTATTTCTAAAGGAAATCCTGGAGTTGACTATGATGTAGTTTGGGCAACAGGAACAAATAATAAACAATTAGGTCCAAATCCTCTTTGGATAGCAGAAAAAGGAAAATATGGTAGAAATTATATCCAATTAGGGGAAGGATTAAATTCTGGTGAATGGATAGGATCAAATAATGGTTCTATGAGATTAATTATGCAAACAGATGGTAATCTAGTATTATATACATCAACTATAAGAGATGGATGTATAAACGGAAACAATGGACAGATGTATGGAGGACCATGGGTAAATGCAGTATATAAATTAAATAATATGGGAGATAAATCTTCCTTAGGAAAAGTTGGATATATTACAGGCGATTCAAAATTGCAACCATATCCGGATAGTATGTTAGGACTATCAAATGATTATGAAGTTTTACAGGGAATAAATTCACCATCCAATGATATAGCATCATGGAGCGGATTATCACAGACAGATTGTCAGAATAAATGTAATGAGGATGCAAATTGTTATGGATATGCATATAAATCGGTAGATCAAATATGTTGGACAAAAAATAGTAATACTTATCCAAAGGGTAGTATACAGCCAGATCCATCTATGGTTTTAGGAGTGAGAAAACCTAGTTTGAAAAATCCGCCTACTTGTAGTAATGAAATAGCTAATATAGACACAATACAATATGCAAATTATAATAAGGGTGACAGTATGACACCGGACACGCAATGCAATGTATCTGTAGTACCTCAACAAGACGCAGCAAATCTAGAAAATATTGAAAATCAATTGTCTGCATTGGGAACACAAATAGCAGCAACAATGGAAGATTTGTATAATAAGGATAAACAAATTTATAAAAAGTTGAATATGAATGAAACCCAATTTAAGAAAGATCTAATAAATTATAGAAATGTAAGAAAAAATATAAAAAATCTATTAGAAATACAATATAATAATAATATAGAAGGTATGACAAACATGGGCCAAGATCTAAATATTAATGATATAAATGGAATGTTAACAGATGCGGATTTGAATGTACTGCAAGGAAACTATGACTATATTTTCTGGAGTGTTTTAGCAATAGGTATAGTAACTATAACGATCAATATGATGAAGAAATAAAAATAACTAACAAATTAATTTCGAATTGTTTCATAGATAGATAATAAATTGAATAAATTATCTATCTATATTCTATATAATGAGCGATACACAAAGCAATAATTTTGATAGTTTACAGGAAAGAAATCAACAAGTATTAACTAACATTTCTCAATTACAAACGCAAGAAAAACAATTATATGACAGTTTAGATGATGCTACGTTAACATCGGAAGAAAAGCAACAAATCATAAATAAAATAAATGAAATCTCGCAAATGAGAATGAATATGTATGCAAGTATGAAGGATATGTATTCTTATTATCAAAAGAATGTTTCTGCTTCGAGAAGTACATTGGGTCAAGAAGTGGTAGCCATAGACGTTATTGAAAATGAATTGAATGAAGCTAAGAAGCGTTTGAACTTAATTCAGGATCAAAAATTTAATAAATTGCGTTTAGTAGAAATAAATACTTATTATGGAAAGCGCTATAATGCTCATACTAACTTGATGAAGACTATTGTATTTACATGTATTCCTATTATTATTTTGGCTGCTTTAGCAAATAAAGGTATATTGCCTCCAAATATTTATCGAGTATTGGTTGCGATCATATTAATCATTGGTGTGATGATTTTTGGTAAACAAATAATTGATATGTCGAATAGAGATAATATGAATTGGGATGAATATAATTGGTATTTTGATCAAAGTAAGGCACCATCTGATACCACTGAGGGCGCACCAACAAATCCTTGGGCCACCCCTACTGTAACATGTATTGGTTCGGCTTGTTGTTATGAAGGTAGTACATATGATGATGCTAAGAATATTTGTGTTCCTAATGATATTTATGCACAAGAGCATCCGGATGCTGCAAGTACGGCTGCACCTGTAACTACAACTACAACTGAAACCACGACTACCGAAACATTTACTGGTTTGGAAAAGTATGCGACTTCTCAGGTAAAGGCTCATCCTACATATAATAATGTTCAGCCATCTTATGCTTCTTTATCAAAGTTTTAATTGCTTATAATTTTATAATAGTATTTTCATATTTATAGTATTTTCATAATGTTTATATAAAAATTATAAAAATCTAATGATTATACAAGATGAATAATTTTTTTTCAAGTATACAACAAAGTTTACAACAACCAAATACCCAACAACAAAAACAAAGTAGTATTTTACAACAGCAACAAATTAATCAAGCAAAGATAAATGAATTACTGCAACAGTCTACAGAGGCGCTAATGTGTGGACCAACTTGCCAAAAAGAAAAGATAACGGCAGAACTAAAACAGAAATATTTAGATGCACAAACGAATATGCAAACAGCTCCCATAAAATTGGAACAAACAAAAAAGAATTACTACGAGTATACTGAAGGCGGTCCCTATTATAACAATATGCTAGAAGAGGATTTGAAGAAAAAGGCTGAAATGATAGGTAACTTATTAGGAGAGAATTTTAATGAAGAGATTGCAAGTGCAAAAACAATGAACCAGTATTATAATACAGCTTTAATAAACTCGAGTTACACAAAAGAATTGTTGGATGAACTAACAAAGAAGAATAAGGAGCTTCAATTAGAACTAAGATCAACTCATGGTGATATTTTAACAAACGATCGCAAAACTTATTATGAAACGGATGCAGTTGATAGATTAAAATTATGGTATACACTTTGGTGGTATGTTTATTATATTTTAGTGGTAGTACTATTAATATCCATATTTTTTTCTGCTAGTCAAATGTCCCTACAAAAAAGAATATTATTATTTATTTTGGTGCTATTTTATCCTTATTATATTCATTATATTGTTAATTGGGTAAATAATATTTTCAAGTCAATAATAGAGATGATACCAAAAAATGTGTATAATAATCTATAATATCTTGTTTATTCCTTCGTCTCTTCCTTCTTTATACGCCTATTTAAACAATAACCAACACAAGTGCATCCACTAGTGGTACAAATATTTAATTTATTCCATGTTTCGACGTTTCCATCTTTTCTCTCATAATATTGTTCAAACATGGATTTATAATTTATCCTGCCTTCGGCATATTCATTAAAATTTACCTCTGATACCAACATCTGTATTTCCAAATCATCCAATATAGGCAACAAATCCTTTATATTGAGGATATTGATATTAGCATAATGATATTGTTTTCCAATAATTTCAGGTAAAACAATATAGTTTTCTGGATTATTGGATAGCAATAGATTTTCATTTTGTACAAAATCACCATAAAAAATTAAATTATATATATCAAATGTTAAGTTATAGCAGGCATTTTGTAAGATTTTATCTATTATTTGATTATCAATATCAGAATTCTTTGAAACAATATTTACTTTGACAGAACTAATATATTTATTATTTTTAAGACAATAGTCTAATAAATTAATTTTTAAAACAGGAAATCCATATATATCGGGTGATAAAAATTGGGATGCAGGTAAGCGAAACTCAAAATCATTTTGGCTGGCAATATTTTGTTGTAAAAACTCCTTTGTTAGTGGAACATCTTTATATAATTCGTCTGTCTTATCTTTCTCCATCTTTTGTTGTTCCAGTTCTTTGCGAGAAGCAATTATTTCATCGATATCTATTTTTATAGACGGTTCTACAAAAAGTTGGTCTTCATTAATTGAGGAGGGTTCTACAAAGGATATATCAGGAGTTAAAGGTAAATCAGTAGAAGCAGGATTAGTACATGGTTTCAAACTATTACCCATAGTTTCAATAATAATAATTCTGCGTTCTTTTTAATACAATTTACATAAAATTACTTATAAATATTTTATGTAAATTCCTTATTTCATAATAAATATTCTTATAATAATATATACACATTATGTCTCAATTTTTAGATAGAGAACCCAGTAATTTAGAAGAAAAACTAGAATTATTAATGATTGTAGAAGACATTTTTAAAAAACATGCAGATGTTTATGCGTCAAAAAAAGTTAAAATAAATGAGCCTGGAGAAAATTATGGAAAATTAGATACTAGCAAAGTAAATTTATGTTGTGATGCGTCTACAAGAGAAGAAATAATAAGCTTTGGTGATTTGATAAAAAAAGTTCCAAAGTTTAGTAGTTTAAAATTTTTTGAAATATATATATCCTTATTGTTTACATATTATGCATTAAGATATAATGAACCTGTTAATTTTGAATGGTTATATAGTAAGGATTTATTTTCTTTGTTTGAAGGTATGCTAAATGATAAAGAAATGCAAAATTTAGTATATGATATTACGAGTGGAGATATAGATATCAATTTATCTTCTATAATTAGGCGTACAGCTTTGGAGATGAAGGGAGGAAAAAAGTCTAGAAAGTCTAGAAAGTCTAAAACACAAAGAAAACGTAGATTTTTATAAATTATAAATTATGTAAAATCAGTAGATTTATCGCTTAAACAATTTGAATAGATCCTTCGTAGTCTTGTATATTTGTCGTTTGTTGTGTTTTTTTATTTTTTGAAAGACATCAAACATTTCTTTTTCTAATTGTTCCAATTCATCCGTCTCATTGACTTCACCACAACATCTATTTTGCAACTCTTCATATTCATCTGCTAATTTACTGTCTGAAGGTATAAAAAAATGTCCATCATCTCCACATAAATCTGGGTTTCTACGACAATCTACAGCAAATTGATTTACCAAGGAATGTTTATTATCAATATATGCGTAATTCTTAAATCTATTACACATTCCGAAATCATTATTTGTAGATTGAGGAATAAAAAACTTGCAATTAGAACAAGACGGTTCAAATGCAAATAGAGGTGTTAATAATACAAACAGGAAAAATGGTATCATAGTCAAAGTCATTCTTATTATAAAATGAAAAAATATCTTTAAATTCTTTTACATATTTATATCATCTAATGCCCTATCTCATCCATTGCATCACCTGGTTCTTCATCTTCTTTAATACATATACCATGAATTTTACCGCTTGCAGGAATTTTAATTTGTAATTTATTACTAATAACATCCAATACTTCTGATAATTTAGGCGGCTTTCTGGCTCCATAATGCATCTTGAACCATTCTGTAAAATAGTCGTTGAGTATCTTCTTTGAACTTATCTGTCCTTGTGGATCTTTCACCAATTTGTCCACAATAAATCCAGCAATACAATCTTGACTTTGTCTGTACTTGTTCGATGCAGCAACAACCTCTGGACAATCCTTGACTTCTCCATCTGTTGCACATGCTCTTTCAATCAACATACTAATAAATAATGGCGCCCAATTTGGTAGTTTTTCCTTCAAACTCTTATCCTTAGGAAACACATATTTTGTACTATCTGTATGCACTTCACCCTCTGATATAAATTTTGCCAAGAAATCAACCAATTTCATTCTTCTCCATGTACCATCATCATTACTTTTTATTTCAAACAATGCATTGGTACACACAACCAAACTGAATTGTGGAATAAATATCTCTGAATCTGAATATAATGCTCTCGCTTGAATTGGATCACCACCTGTTAATTCTTTCATAATGCCCTCATTAATGACTGCATCTTTTGAAGGCTCCTGCATTACTGCATATCTCACACCTTTTAACTGAATTACCTCTGATGAAGTACCGCCAATCGAATTGCGTTTTTCTGTTACTAATGTAATTGGCACAGTACCCTTGTATTCTCCCAAACACTGGCTCATCAAGTCTGTCAAAATCGACTTGCCATTTGAACCAGAGCCACGATAAATATTGAATGCATGTTCTTTCTTAATTCCAATCAAACAAGACGCTAAATGATCCCACATATATCTACATAACTCTGGTTGTGGAAATAACTGTTCCATAAAAGTAATAATTTGATCCGCGGTTTCCTTGTTCTCTTCATAGTTATATTTTATATAAGGAACCCCAGTCGTTTTGGTAATATAATCTTGCGGATATCCCTGTCTAAACTCTTTTGCCTTAAAATCAAAGACACCATTATTAAAACACAATAAATACGGATTTGCATCCATATTCTTAATAAAATCTTTATCAAAGAAAATCTCCATTGCCTCACGCATAATATTGTTCTTATCATTGGTTTTCTTCAACTTAATACAGATTTCAGCTATTTTCTTCACCTTTCTTTGGATTTTTTCATGCTCCTCGCTTGTTGGCTCATATAAATGTGCATCCGCCAAACACTGATGTTGCTTATCTGAATAAAGTTGAAATAAATCCCTAGAAATAGCTAAACGTAGTCGCTGTCCCTCATCTTTTTCCCATCTATGCTTATTAAATACATACCATTTCTTATTTGTAATACTACCACAAACATATTTATCTTTAAACATATGATACAACACCATAGCATAATCCCAGTCACCAGCTTCAAAAATAGTTTCCTCGATATAATGATCAATGGTACCTTTTTTAACCCTTTCATATTCTTCAAATGCCTCCTGTTTTGCCCAATACATAATAGACCTCTTGGTTATTCCATCTGGTCTTTTATGAAAATGGTGTTTCCAATCATGATATAATTTTGGAATGGTATCATAATCGAAATCGCTCGCTTTTGATCGCAACATAATCCAAGATAAGAATAAACGCTCATCTGTATGTTTTAGTGCAAATGCTACCATTCTATTTTGCAAATGAGAACCAGGTTGATAATACTTTGCAGGCAAAATTTGCGTATATTCATGTATTTCTCGAATATGTTGTTCATTAATTTTCAAACTACTCATGATATTATCGACTGCTTTTTTTAACATTTCTGCATTTGTAATATCAGATAATTGAATATCCGAGTCATCACTTTCTTCTAAAACGACATTTACTTTCCCTCTTGACTTACCTGATTTCTTTGCCTTTGAATCTTTTGTTTCTAAACGCTTTTTATATTCTTCCTCAATATCTGGATGTATTTCAAATTTTACCTGTTGATCATTTTGTGCAGATAACAAATGCAAATCTTTACCCATGTCCAAGTCTTTTAACGGCTTTGGCCTAGTTATACAATCCTGTTCCGCTGCATCCCACTGTCCAATCAAATAATATGTCAAAGCATAAGCCTCATGTCCTGGTTTTTGTGAACCATACATTTGCCAATTCACACATCCCTTACTTATACCTTCATCTAAAACTGAATACCAATCATTGGTCAATGGTAATTCCCAAATATCACCAATTTCTTTAATAATTCTATCACGTAACATGCATTGCAGTGTTCTATCCATTTTTATTCCAATAATAATATGAATTCCATCTTTTGTCTCATTATTATCAACACATCTATTTACATTTGGTTTTTCCATAATAAATATAGGAAATGGCTTATTTTCTTCAAATACAATCATTTTCTTAAGTTGTTCCAAATATAAACTAATTAAATCACTGATATGATCTGATGTATGCAATCGCTTCGTAACGCTAATATCATAACGAAAATCTAGATCTATCATAATCGGCCCGTCATCATCTAATTGCCTCTCAGTAAGATACTCTTTCCTTCCTTTTACAAAAATATGTTCATAATACAATCTGCGAAATATTGGTAATTCCTCTTTTGGTATCGTAAAACTACCACCATAAATATTCAAATCCTTATTTCCAATTCGTGTATGGGTAGACAAACTACCACTTTGTGCATTATGCTTTGTAAGAAATTCTGATAGATCATTATATTGAGACGATGATGTCATTGCATTCATGGTTGATATAATATATAAACATTTTTCTATTTCATTTTTTTTTAATTTTAATAATCAATTCAAAAATTCAAATTTTAACGCGAGGTCAACTGTAAAATAAATATATTAGAAAGGTATATAAAAATTTTGTTACATTCTATAATATTCTATAATGGCTGAAACTAACAATTCAAATAATTCTACTTCTAGTAAAACAATAAAAAAAGAAACAGTTCAACGTTTATTGAAAGATGTACGACAAATTATAAAACATCCGTTAACTGATAATGGTATATATTATTCTCATGATGAAAGTGATATGATGAAAGGTTATGCACTTATTGTGGGACCTGCCGATACCCCTTATTTTGGAGGCTATTATTTCTTTAAATTTGATTATCCATATGATTATCCATTTTCTCCACCAAAAGTAACTTATATGACAAATGATGGTGTAACTCGTTTTAACCCAAATCTTTATAAATGTGGAAAAGTATGTGTATCTATTTTGAATACATGGTCAGGCGATAAATGGTCATCTTGTCAGACAATTAATAGTGTTTTGATTACTCTTTGTTCATTGCTCAATGAGTGCCCGTTAGAAAATGAGCCAGGCCATAGTAAAAATAGCGCTGACTTTATTCCTTATCAGAGAAGTATTGAGTTCAGTAATATTCATTTTGCAATTTGCGATATTATTAATAGGCAAAAAAACAAAATACCGTCGCCATTTGAAATTTTTTATCCATTTTTAAAGGAAAATTTCTACAAGAATTACGATAAGATTATGGAATTTGTTGAAAAGAAGAATGGTGAACAAAGTGTAGTAGCTGTTCAAATTTATTCCATGAGAACAAGTATAAATTATAGTGAGTTAAAATATAAATTAATTGAAACTAAATTAATTCTGGATACGGAGAGTAATACAAGTACAATATGATTATTATTGGATAATAATAATAAAATTGAAATAAAAATATAAATATATATTGTAAATATATTATATAAGATGCACTTCTGTACTCAATGTCAAAACATGTATTATATTAGTATTGATCCAAATGATACTAACAAGTTAGTTTATTATTGTCGAAATTGCGGTCATAAAGATGATACTCTCTCCGTTGAAAATGTAACGGTTTCAAAAGTTCAATTAAAAAAGTCAGAGCAAGAATTTAGTCATATTATTAATAAGTATACCAAATTGGATCCTACGTTGCCGCGTATTAATAAAGTGCTTTGTCCTAATGCCGAGTGCGCCACAAATACTCAGGATGTTCCTAGAGAAATAATATACATTCGTTATGATGATGCAAATATGAAATACGTTTATTTATGTTCGACTTGTGATTCTGTTTGGAAGACAGAGTAATATAATAGTAAATGCTATCTATTATTTTGAAATATTGTAATATTGTAATATTGTAATAATACAATATAATATATAAATGGATTTATCTGATAATTTATATTGTCTTTTATTAGCTATATTATCAGCAATACCGATATTACTAGTACAAATGTTTGTAAAAACGAATATTTATTCTGTGTCTTCGTTTGCAGAACTTATATTAAGAGTTATTATTTTATACGTCTCGATTTACTCTTTGTATTTTTATTTTTTTATGAATAATATTTCTATGGCAGTCTTTTTTCCAGTGACTAAGGTTATTGAGCTGTTAATACCTATAATATTTAGTATTGTAGTTTACAAACTAAAATTAAAATTTATTAATTATATTGGAATTTTTTTAGCTTTACTATCTATTATTTTTGTACAATGGTAATAAATATATTAAATATATAATAAATATATTAAATAAAAATAAAATTGAAATAATAAATATTAAACAATATTCAACTATAATATATAATGAGTAGCTACTTTGAAGATGATGATATTCAAGGAGGTGATCCTTCTGACACCGATGATAATAGCTCAACCGTTTCTTCTGTAGAAGAAGAGATGGAAGGAGGAGAAGAAATTGCTGGCATAATTGAAGGTGGAGAAGATGATGGAGAGGAGGATCTAGATGATGATGATGACGAATTAGATGATGAACAGGATGAAGATGACGATGAAGATGATGTACAAGAGGGTGGTGCAGGTGATGAGTTAGAAGAGGGAGAAATTGACGAAGAAGAAGAAAAAGCGGAGAAGAAGGCAAAAAGAACAAAAAAAGTTCCAGCAAAACAGGTTTATAAAAAACCAATCTCGGATGATGAGGATGAGGACGAAGATGATGAAGATGGAGAGGTCTATTTGCAAAAATTTGACCAATCGATAAATGATAATTATATAATAAATTATCATCCAGAAAGTGTTTTACAAAACTATGATGAAATTTTAGCAATGGTAAAAGTTATCCGGGATAAGGATGGTATTATTATTGATGATTTGCATAAAACAATTCCCTATTTAACAAAATATGAGAGAGCTCGTATTTTGGGGCAAAGAGCTAAGCAAATAAATTCTGGTTCACCGCCGTTTATAAAAGTACCTGAAAATGTGATTGATGGTTATTTAATAGCGGAATTGGAACTGAAGGAAAAAAGAATTCCTTTTATTATTCGAAGACCATTGCCAAATGGTGGTAGTGAGTATTGGAGTTTAAAAGATCTGGAAGATATTTCATTTTAAAAATAAAAATAAAAATAAAAATAAAAAATTTATGCTTCACTAATATATTGTTTAATTTTTTTAATGGAAACATTTATTAAATAAATTTCTTTTTCTATTTTATTCATTTTTTTGCAAAGTTCAATGTCATTATTAATAGTTTCTTGTGACATATTTTTAAAGCGTTTCATTCTTAAAGACAAAAAAGTAGTAGTAGTATTTGATAATGTATTAGATACTATCAATTTTTTTCCAATTTTGTTATTGATATATGTTATTTTTTTTATATTTTGTGTATGATCTTCTAATGCAAGTAAATACTCTTCTTCTAATTTTCCCTTTAATTTAATTAATCCATTTAATTGCACATGTAATTTTTGTAAATAGTCCTCTCGATATTGATCATATGTTTTCGTTGGAAAAATATTATCACATTTCATAGTCAACATGTTATAATAATCATTGTCATTTACTAGACATTTACCAATACGTAAAAATACATTGTGATCTATATCAGACATAAAATAGGACATGTTATGTATAATTATATTTATAATATATAAATTATATTTAAGATAAAAAATTTTGAATAATTAAAATGCAGGTTTATAGTATGAATGCACTAAATAATACGTCTATGCCAACATCATCTTCTGCTTCATCTTTTGGCTTGACAGAAATACTTATCATATCAATTGGAGGTACAATTAGTTTGATATTAACCTATTTTATAATGAAAAAATTAAAACAAAACAGAGAAATAGAGAATAGAATAGCAGTCGAAGATGCATTTAATAATCAAAATGTAATTGAAGCAATTCCGTCGAATGAGTTAGCAAAAATGTATCATCGATTTGAACACGATAAAATAAAAGAAATCACTTTAGATTAAAACATATTAAAATTATAACATATATACTATTATGTCTATTTTTAATAAATTTATTGTAACAACAGGATTATCAGCTATGTTAATATATAATTTATATATTTATATTGGAGAATTAGAGAAACAATTATATGAAATAAGAAGAATTGTCAGAAAAACAGAATTAGATTATGAAGACTTGCAAACGAAATTAAGTAGATTACAACACAAGGTACATACTTTGGAAATCACAAAAGATATATCATATAATAATTCTAGTCATACTTCAAGTCATACTTCAAGTCATACTTCAAGTCATACTTCTAGTCATACTTCTGAAAGAGATGATAAGGAAGATATATATGTATCTCAAACGGTACAGCAATTTACAGATTTTCAAGATATAGACATGAAAGATTTGTTTGAAGATGAAAGTGAGGATGAAACAACGAGAAGTAATACATCTTCAAAGACAACAGTATTAACTTTGGAGAAGCCAAGATCAAGATCATCTAGCGTAGATTGGATTAAACAGTTGTTCAAATAATATAATTGGTTCAAGGAAATCGTTATTATTACATATATATTTTTACACGTAATAATAATATAGTATTATGAAAGTTGCATTATGTTTTATAATAAGTTATGAGCATACATTAAATAAAGAGCAGTTATGGATTGATTGGATAAAACCTAACCAGGATATAATAAATGTTTATTTTCATTACAAGAATATAAATTATATCCAATCACCTTGGATAAAGATGTATACTATTCCTCCAAAGTTGGTACAAGAAACCACGTATTACAATGTGGTGCCAGCATATTTTTCGGTTTTGTCGTACGCTTTTGATCATGATAAAGATAATCTATGGTTTTGTTTATTAACCGACTCATGTGTACCAATTATCAGTCCAGAAAAGTTTAGAAAACTATTTTTTGATCATTATCAGGCATCTATAATAAAATGTAAAAGAGCTTATTGGAACCTGACAATTCATCGCAGAGCAAATTTAAGATTGTTATCCCGAGATTATTGGTTAGCAAATGACCCATGGTTTACTTTATCAAGAGACCATGTACAGAAGTGTATGTTGTTTTTAGCAGCAAAGAATAATATTTATAAAATGGTAAATGAGGGAGGCCTAGCGAATGAAAGTATTTTTGCAATTATTTTACAGACATTTAAGGAGATAACAAATCCATTCAAAACAATCAATTATTCGGCAACCGTTGCGGATTGGACCAGAATGGCCAGTCCAACTAGTCCGCATCTTTTTACAGAGGGTTCAGAGGAAAATAAGAATATTATTGTAAACCTACTTAAAGAAAATAAGTACGCAATGTTTTTACGAAAAGTGCATCGTAGTTTCCCGGATGACATGTTGAAAGAGATAATGTCAACCGAGTTTGACCATAAATATGAAATGCTGCATAATCAAGCAAAAAAAAGGTCTAGATATAATTGGCTAAATAAACTGAAATATAGATTGTTTTACAATCGACTAGAAATAACCGCATCTATGGCGCTTCTATTAGCATTGATGGTTTTGTTTTTCGGTTGGTCTTTCGAATTTTTAGTTTTTTAGAAAAAATGACAGTTGTCAAACCAAAATCTCTGTACGGAAACCAATGCCAGAAATATATGGTGGATTGGTTATAAGTATTCGGCTTAAATATTATAATTGTTATTTGTAATTATTTGTTAGTTAGTTGCACTTTTTTCACAGTTTTCTTTACAAAACTTATTATGTATACCTAATTTTTCGGCTGCAATATGCAATATTACTCCAATTGCAAAGAATAAATATTCTTTTGTTAGTATTCCGCTTAACAAATATCCTAAAAATAGATGTGCGAAAGCATCGCCTAAAGAACTCCTTAATAGATGCAATGCATTTGCTACATATCGTTGCCCAGGTTTCAAACTTTGCAAACAAGCTTGTCCATTATTACAATACCATGTTTGAAGTCCAACTATTTTTCCCAAAAGATGTTTGGCAAACCCAACAACTAACAAAAGTATATATAAGTTTTTGGTAAATTGCGAAAAAATAAAATACAGTACGACTTCATATAAACCGATTAATATTGCCTCCAAAATATAATTCATTTATATATTCGGGTTATTTAATTTTATTTGCCTTTCGGGTCAATAATATTTTCGGGTCAATAATATTTTCGGTTCAATAATATTTTCGGGTCAATAATATTTTAGAAAACAATTTAAAGACGTCCCGACATAACTCAATAAAACATGCGCAGCAAATTATCGAGTAAATACCCCGAACAACGAGAAGCCATTTGCAAACAAATTATCAGCATATTAGATCTAAATGAAGAACAAGGTTTCTTGCTTTGTGATCTAGATGCTGACTTGGAGAAACAGAAAAAATTACTTGATTTAAAAGATGAAATCAAGCAATTCTTTGCATGTAGTACTATTTCATCTTTTAAGCCCAATTTTGAATGCAAACGACCCTATTTGAATATTGCACGTAGCATTTTAAGACAACAAGGATATACAATTAAAAGTGAAGATTATTGGTTAAAGACACCAGATGGATCATTTAAAAGAACAATGAAGTTCAAAATAATAAACGATAATTAAATATATTTTATGTCTAAAATTATTTAGAAATAAAATGCCATAGTATATTATAGAATGGGAGGAAAACATAAGAAATGTCAAAACGATGGATGTGGATTAATAGCATCTTTTGGTCACAATAAAATAATAGGGACTAAATTTTGCAGTAAACACAAAGAGGATGGTATGATTAATTTATTATGTAAATTATGTCAGTGTGGAAAAGCTAGACCTACCTATAATTATCAGGGATTGAGCGCCAATTTTTGCAAAGAATGTAAAACAGAAGACATGATAAATGTGAATGATATACCTTGTAAATGCGGAAAATCGAAACCTAGTTTTAATTTACCTGGCTTAAAACCAGAATTTTGTGCTAAATGTAGAACATCTGATATGATTAATGTAGTAAATGAACCTTGTGTATGTGGTAAAAGCACTCGACCAAATTTTAATTATGAGGGATTAAAACCAAAATATTGTTCTCAATGCAAATTAGACGGAATGATTGATGTAGTTCATTCAAGGTGTAAATGTGGTCAGGTTCAACCATCCTTCAATTTTGAAGGGTTAAATCCAAAATTTTGTGTAAACTGTAAGGAAGAGGGTATGATACAAATTAGAAAACGTTTGTGTATAACATGCAATACCGGTCAAGCAGATTATAACTACTTAGGATTAAAAGCACAGTTCTGTGCAAACTGTAAAGAAGAAAATATGATCAATATTTCCAATAAATGTAAAAACGAAAGTTGTTGTAATTCTGGAAATATCAAATATAAATATTATTGCACTCATTGTTTTACTAATTTATTTTCAAATGACCCACTTTCCTTACAAATTAGAGTAAAATCAAAAGAAAATTATGTAAGAGATTTTTTAAGAGAAAATTTTTATGGATTTATTCACGATGGTATATTATGGACAGGCAATTGTGACTGCTCTCATAGGCGAAGAATTGATTTTAGAACATTAATTGGTAACACTTTGTTATGTATTGAAGTGGATGAAAATCAACATAAAAGATATGATAATAAGGATGAAGAAATTCGTTATGATGATTTATATATGCTTCACGGTGGTAAATTTGTATTTATTCGTTTCAATCCAGATCCATATATGAATAAAAATGGAAGAAAAGTAAATCCATATATGAAAAAAAGAATGATAGACTTAAACAGTGAGATTGAGAAACAAATTGACAGGATAAATAATGAGAAAAATCAGGACTTATTAGAAATTGTTTATTTATTTTATGATAATTATGATTAATTTTTTATTTTTTCATTCTTGCCCCACAATCTAAGCAGGTAATAAAAATACTCATAGGTTCATCAGCCGATTTACATTGCATTTGGTAATACGAACATTTTTTCGAATAACATTTTCTGCACGTAAAAGTATCAGTCATCGCTTCCACTCTATCTTCAAATTTATTCTGATCTCTCACCATTTTCGCTTTAATTAGCTCATCCCATCGTTCCGGCTCCATCTCCTGGTGCGTCATAAAGGCTATTTCATGTACCTTAATGTCGCCGTTATTAACCATATTGATAAGCCTCTCATTTTTCAAATTGACATAAATACTGCGCAAATGATCTAAATAAATTTGGACAAAGAATGGATTGTCCCACTTTTTGACGACCTTTCTATTTGTCGCCTCTTTCAGAGCCCAATTGTGAATACCTTTTTCCAAATTTATTGCATACTTATCCTTATTCTCAAATGCTTTAAAGAAGTCGGAAAGCTTCTCACGAATTTTCGATCTAAATGCATCGGGGTTTTCAATCTTTCTTAGCGACATCGTGTTAATCTAAATATACTATTCTATACTATATTTAAATTGTTTTCAATTTTATTTCAACCTGTAAAAATTTGTTTAACCACACGCAGCCACGCACTTTTTGTAATCGTTATCGCCTGGTAACGGTGTTGTAGATGCAGGCGAACTATCTGTTGGCGCGTTCCCATATTTACCCACAAAAACATTGTATGCCTCCGGAACTTCTCCAGTCATTTTGAATTTGCATTTGTTTTCATCTGAATTGTATACGTCTAGGAAAGAGCCACTCTTACCTGTCCCACGAACACCACAAATATTACATGGATCTCCCTCAAAACTAAAATCTTTTATTATTTCTGGAATTTTATTATAATCGGTTAATGTACTAGTTTCGCCTGCACTATTTACCAGTTTAAAATCCCATTGATTTTGCCCACTCATTTCACAATACCATTTATCACCATTTTCGCCGGTTTGCTGTGTAAAAGATGAAGAGTTAAATATATTGGTTATCATTTTTATTTGGGGAACTGTTTGGCCCTCTACAAAATACATATACAAAAATCTATTAGGCATTTGTTTACTGAATTGTTTTAACTGATCTACTCCTGTTGAACCTAAACTATTAAAATAATTAGTAACATATTCATCTATTGGCCATGCTCCATTATCCATATAATATTGTACTTCTTTTTCAGATGCAAGTTGCATAAATGATTTTCCTCCGAACTGTGGATTTACAGAAGCTAATTGGGTTTTGATTTCAGAAGGACTTGCCTTATTATTCGGATTTTGCTTTTGTCCATAAGCAATCCACTTGTCCTGCATCTCTGTAGACCATGCATATCCATCTGGTAAAGGTGCTAAATTCTCTAAATCCTGTGGTATCGATTTTGAACCTGATGTAGAACTACTACTACCCGATGTTAATCCTCCTAAATCAAAACCTTCTACCAATTTATAGCTTAATCCAGCAATCAATACTAACACCAACAAGATAAATAAAAACACTATTTTCTTATTCTTAAATAAGTTCAAAAATTTATTTCCCATTTATATATAATTACATTTTTTCATCATCGCTCTCACTATAATCATAACTCTCCTCCGATAATTCCGATCCAATATCCTCCAAAACTAAATCCTCCCCTTGTTCATCTGTTACATCTGTTAAATCTTCGTCATCATCCTCATCATCGTCTTCATCCGAAATAGTCACTTCGTCTTCCTCTGCATCGCTACTATCTACTACAAACCCGTCCTTCAAATATCCACCCTTCTTCGTCTTCATGGACGCAGGAATTTTCTCCAATTCATCCTCCTCTTCTTCATCCTCATTACATGTTGTAACCAAATCTTCAAAACCACCAAATAATTTTTCATAAACTTTATTCCACAATTCCAGTGTTAAATGAATAGGTGATCGAACATTGCTATCGTCTCTTATATAACCCACTAGGCAACAAGAACCAAAATACAACTTCTTATCCACTGGTGGAGGAAAATCGTATTTGTTTTCCATGTTTGCTCGACCATCTAACTTACCATACATCTGTACTATGTAGCGTTGTCCGTCCAATTTTACAGGCCATTCAACTTGTAGGGCAAAACCATCTGCACTCTTAAAACCGCATTTCTTATATAATTCTTCTTCTTTATAATCTTTTACAGTAAGAGATTTTAAAGATCCACCTTTTTCAACAATAATGATAGTTTGTACCATAATGTATAATTCATATATAATAGGTTTAAATAGTTTACAATTAATAATGTTATATGAAAATATATATTGTTAGTATTCCTCCCTCTTTATTACAAAATAAATTGCAAGCCTTAATCGATTTATTTGGGTTATACTCTGAAAAAAAGAAATATGAATTATGTTCGCCTGACTTTGGGTTGCATATTATTGAGAAAGATGAGATATATCGCATTGAAACGACATTTAAAACAGATTATGAATTAATAAAAGGTTATAATTGCAGTAAAACCAATTATGATTTGTTAGTTGATAAGACTATTTATACTAACATTCCAGTTGTTTCTCAGTTGCCTGTAAACTATATTAGTAGTTTGTTTCATGAAATGCAGTTTAAAATAAATAAAAAATCCAAATTATCGTTGATTATAGAATGTTTGGAAGAGACGCAGAATTATGAAAAAATGTTAGTTCCTGTTAATTTTTATTTGAATTATGATGAACCAAAATTAGATTTAAATGACCATTTTTTTCAAGAGGAATTTAATATGTTTTTATCTAAGCTAAACTAATATTTGAATATAATATGTTATCTTGGATAATACAAATTTCTATTATTTCAGTCATATTTATTTTTTTGGTACACCACCTTATTTCATTCTTTAAATCAACGCTGACTGTCCCAAAAATTAAAGATTTAGTAAATTCTTCGGATAAGAAATACCAAAAAATATATGATACCATTTCCAATCAAACTGCAACAAATGCTAGTCCAAATTCCTATACATCTATCGATCTATTACCGAGTTCTTTGCAAAATGAGGTGGCTGATCAAAGTTCCATGAAAGACGAATTAAAGTCGTTTTTAAAGAAACAATTAAAGTCTGAAAAAGATACTGACATAATGGGCATCGGTTCCTCTAGCAATTTTTCGGCTTTTTAGCCCAAATCGGCATAGCAATTTTACAATTAGTAAAACTCACTTAAAGATATCAAGAG